AGGCCCCACTCCACGACGATCATGCGCTTCTCGGCGTCGCCGGTCTTCGCAAGCTCGACGGTCTGGAAGGGACGCAGGTACGAGACGGCAGCGTACTCGGGGTCGAGCACGAAGGCGTCACGCTCACGCTGGAAGCGGTTGGGGACAACCGACACCGCGCCGAAGTCCGAAACGTACACATCGGCCGCGCCGATGATGACGCCGGGCTTGTTGCCCGTGACTTCGCGCCGAATCTCCGCGATACCCGCGAAGCCCGACACGCGCTGCTTGTTGACCGGGCCAACCATCAGGATCTTCGGCGTGCCACCGGCAGCCCACACCTTCTGGATCACGGTCTTGAGGATCGCTTCCGTGAACGTGCGAAGGTTGGCGTCGGTCGCGTCCGTACGGGTCGCATCCGGCTTGGCGGTGTAGACCGGATCGGCGCCGCCCGTGCCCTTGTCCGTGTTCGTCTTCAAGAATGCGAGCAACGAGCCAGTCTTACGGAGCGCCGTCGAAACACCAGCCGAACCGGCGGCGGCCGCCTGGTTCGTCAGCATGATCGACTCCATGTCGCGCTTCAGTTCGGCAGAGCGCTTGGCAAGCTGGTAGGCCAGCTCCGAGCGACGGCCGGCCTTGTCCACCGACTCGAGCGTGCCCGAGATCAGGACGGTCTTGCGGCTAACCTGCGTGTAGTTGCCGATGCGGGCCGTGGCGGCGGTCGAGTCGTAGGACGACACGTCGTCACCTTCCACCTGCGCGTTGGTCGTCGAAGCGGCGGCGAGCGAGTCCGTCTGCCACTCAAAGTAGGTGTTCTTGACGTTCTCGCGGCCAATGTTCGACATGAACGGGGTCTCTTCCGGCGAGATGTTGTAAATCACGTTGGAGAGAGACTCACGGATACCCTTAGCGGCAAAGGTATCGAAAGTATTTGCTGTCTGGGACATTTGAAGTTACCTCAATCTATAAACTGTTCAAACACAGCAGCCGCATCGCGGTGGCTGCCACTATTTGCGAGTCTAGAAAGAGCTGCCTTGGATGCAACAACCTTGGAGGATTGCGGAGCATAGGCGGCACCAGCCTTCATCGGCTTAGCCTTCTGCATGATCTTTGGACGCATCTGATCGCGTTTGCTCATCAGTTCGTCAAAGAGCATGGCCTTACGAAGAGCTACCACGGCTCGAGCGTCATAAATGTCCGAAATCTCTTCGACCGTGAAGCCGAGTCTTTCGGTGGCATAGTTGACGATCTTTGCCTTCTCTGTGCGCGCCTTTTCAACGTCGCGCCATTCCGGCAGTGCTTCCAGCAACTTGCTGCGCTCGCTCTCGAGGGTCTTTTCAGTCTCAATGCGCTCTTCAGCCTGCTGCTTCTCCACCAGGGCATGTTTCTGGGCCTGTACCCAGTTGGCCTGTTCCTGCCTTGACCGCATCACCTCGCGCTGTCTCACCCACTCAACCGGGTTCTCTTGATAGAGCCTGTCCCAGTCAATCTCGGGCGGTTGCAGCTGCCGGAGTGTCGCGTCAAGCGCCTCCAATGTCTGCGCATACCGTTGCCGCTCTTCCCGCGCCATCGCAGACTCTGCTTCGGCTTGCTTTCGTGCCTCTGCAATCGCTTGCGTCTTGCGCGTGTAATCCGCGGTGCGTGAGTATCCCTTCAGAAGCTCATCCAGCGGCACCTCGACTTCTTCCCCGTCAACCTTGACGCGGAATGTCTGGCCCGACTGTGACGCCTCTTCGGAATCCTCGTCGCCTTCGGTTTGCTCATCGCTATCGGCGTCGGACTCGCTGGCCGCTGCCTCAAGCACCTCATCCACGCCTTCAGTTTCTTGCTGCTCGTTTTCGCCTTCATCAGCGGCGAGCATCTGCTCGAAAACATCCTGCGTGCTTTGTACGCTTCCCGGGGGTACACCCGTGCCGGTTTCGCTCATACTTCTATTGTGCGGGATTCAAGCGGCTATTTCCTGCCGCTGATCTTGTCAATATCGCGTTTTGCCATCGCACCGTTCTCAACTGCGATGCGTAGGTGGCGCTTGATTTCCTCAAGAATGCCGACAGCCAGCCACAGCCGTTCGCGCTCTTCTTGGTCTGCGGGCTTACTCTGCCGCCACGCCTTGAGGTACTCGCCCTCCAAGACGGCAAAAGCCTCCACAAGAATCGGGTTCTCGAGGAGGTCTTTGGCGTCTTGCCCCTTACGAGCGTCGATGTAGGGGTTGCGCTCGCTCAAGCGAGGAGGCCGCCCTTGGGCTTCTTCTTCATGGCCTTCTTCAAGAGCTTGCCGCCCTTGTCGGCCTTGTTGAATTCTTTAGCCACCTTCATCGGTACGCCAACCTTCTTGGCGAAGGCGGGATCGTGTGCGGCTGCGGCCATGAGGCGGGCTTGTTTGATAGATTTACTTGGCATTGTTTTGCTCCTTATCTTTGCGCTTTTGGTATTCATTGTACGCGGCAACGCCAGCCGCGCTCAATCCAAGTGTAGCAAGCATTGTCGGATCAATACGCCCAGCCTGCGCCTCGCCCAGCAAAACCATGTCTCTAGCGCGCTCAATAGGCACGTTAAGTCTATTTGATGTACGCTCAATCAAATCAGACAAAATTTCAAGTTTAGGCTGTCCAACAGGTGTATCAACTCCGGTCGCAGGAGAATAAAGTCCCCATGCAGTAGCTTGTCCTGGAACTGCTTCCATTCCGGCTTCCTTTGCTACTTGCTCACGCCACCATGGGGCAAGTACAGCAAGCTCTCCGGTGCTAACGCTTTGCCCTGGAATTTTTGGCTCGCCTTTTACCATTCGCATTGGGCGAACGTCTGCAAGCCCAACTGCACGCGACCAGTGAGCGTCCCCAACTGGGATATTGCTTTGTCTACCTAACGCGGAAGCCTGGCTGGCCTGCAAGTAAAGCGGAACCTTCGGGCTTTTAAGCTGCGGCATCCCCTCCCTTAAAAACGCTTCCATTGCTGGCGCTTGCGCCGTTGAGTGATATGCATGTGACGGGAAGTCAAGCAAATCTGTCGGCAGTCCAAGCCTCATTCTCTCTTCAATCGGAAGTCCGCCGTATTGCATAAATTCATCAAATCTGCCCTCTTGTGCAAGTTTGTTAGCGGCAGTTCCTCGGCGCAATTCAGTTATTACATCGCTTGATGGGCTTGCCATAGATGTCAATGCGTTAAACCGGCGATACCTTTTTTCAGCTTCTTCAGGGCCAACCAATTCAACAAGTCGCTGGTACGCTGGATCCATCATGTACCAGCCGGTCATTCCCTCTCGTAACTTTGGCGCAAACTCTTCTGTTGCCTGCAAACCTTCTACAAGTCTGCGAGTGTTGGCAGGCGACATAATTTGCTCTGTCTTAGGCGATCCGCGCGGATTTTTTGGCGCGCCAGGAATTACGCCAGGTGCTGTTCCAGGAGTCTGAGCAGCTCGCGAAAGATCAGCTCTAGTTACGTTAAAAAGTTTGCCTAGATTTGAGCTTTCAGGCATGACCATGCCTTCCGCTCTTTCGGCAACCAATCGCGGGTCGTCATAAATACCAGGGAATGCTTTTCTTAGTGCGCCCTTAATTGTACTGCGCCCTGCCTTTACGGCAGAACCTGCCTTTCCGCCAACAACTGGCGTCAACCCAGCAGCGGCCTGCAATGCGCCAAGAGACACATCTAAAATCCCAGTGCCAACATCACCGCGCTCAACGGCAGCGGCTCCTTCTGACGCCGCCATACCACCTTCTTGGACGTCAAAAATTCCGCCAAAAACCTGAGAAACGCGATCAGCAGAGGCTTTTGCCTCTGAATCAGAATATCCGGCTTTTTTTAAGCTCTTTGCAATTTGATCAACCAATCGCTGACGTAGCGTTGGAGAATATGCGCGCATTTCAGCCATTTTTCTGCTTCCTATATCGCTCAAGCAAATTGCGGCCCTTCTTTACCGCCTCTGCTTTCCCACCATAATGCCCCCACGCCTCAAGGCTTAGTTTTAATCGGGTCTTTTTGCCGTCGTCCATGAGCAGCCCCGGCATCGACCCCATGCGCGTCAGAAAGGATCCCTTCCGACGTAACTGCTCTGGCGTGGTTGGCGCTCCCTTGACCGGCGCCTTCAACGTGCCGCCGGTCTCTCGCTTATAAGATGCCCGGCCAGCAGCATTAAGACCGCCCTTCTTGTTCTGGCCTTCCTTGCGCTGCCAAGCCGGCGTCTTCACTTGCGCTTCTTCGCCGTCTTTGCTGCGGCCTTAAAAGCCTTTGCAGTCGGCGCCCCCTTGGCTCCAAGCTTTCGCATCTTCTCGCCGCTACCTGCTGCGATGCGCTCACGCTTGGCCCAAATGTTTGAGTAAAGCCCTTGTTTCACGGTATCACCTGTTTCCAAAGCTACGACGGATTGCACTTCGACCCGGCTGCAAAAACGGAGAAGCAGCCGGGGCCTGGGCCGGTGCGAGAGACGGCTGCATCTGAAACTCTATGAGCGGTTGAGGCTCACGAACTTTAGGCATTACCGCTGGCTCAGCGACTCCTTGGTAGTCTGGGTCACTAATCGTCGGCATGAACGGCCTTTCAGGCGCACTCGGCATAACCGCGGGCGTATAGCCTGCGCCGCCCTTATCGTAAAAGCCGGGAGTGCCGCCTGCATATTGAATGTCGCTGCCAGGTGACTGAGGTGCAACGTAATTATTGCGAGCCTCTTGTGCCGCGTTCCATGCGTCTATCAAGGCGTTTGGCCCAGTAAAGGTACGGCTTCCGCCGCCGCCAGTTCCGGTCTGCGCCTGCGGCTGCTCCTGCGGCTGTACTTGTGGCTGTACCTGCGGCTGCACCTGCGGTTGCACTTGCGGCTGACGTGCCGGCATTGGCTCAGGCTGCGAAAAATCAGTTTTCTCTGGGGCAAACAAGTCTTCAAACATCTTGCGACGATCACGCATGCGGTTCCCCGCTCCGCGTCCGCCTCCGCCTCCGCCGTATCCGCCGCCGTATCCGCCGCCAAAGAGCGACGTGGCCGCAAACGGATTAAAGGCCTGGCCGCCGTAATACTGCTGCGAAAAGTATTGCGAGAATAAATCATTGACGGTCGGCTCATACTGCGGCGTCATGGGCTGCTGCTGCCGCTGCCGCTGCTGGCCTAAAAAGCCATATCCTCCGCCGCCCATCGCTTCACCGCCGAAGGTGGCGCCGTAGCCGCCGAATTGGCTTGCAAGCGGGTTTCCAAACGGGCTGTCAAACGGGCTTGCGTATGACTGGCCGTATCCTCCGCCCATTGAACCGCCACTTGGCTGTCCCATTGAGCCGCCCCTTGGCCGGCCCATGGGGGCGCCATAACCGCCATAGTCTACGCTCATGGGGTCGCCGTATCCGCCGCCGCCGTACCCCATGGGGGACTGCGTGTACTGCGTCTGCCCTCTAAATGAATTGCTCATAAGTCACCTATTCCGACAAGTCGTAGAAAGCCAATGAACCGATGGCAGACCCGGTGCCGCTCAAGATTCTGATGGCAACCGTGTAGACATCACTCGTCCCGGCGATGGTCGCGCCGAGCTGCATATCGAAGTTGTAGAGCAGATCGTTCTGCGCCTGTGCCGCGGACTGGTTGCTTGATGTCGTGTACTCGTTCAAGACGATATCGCCGCCAGACATGGCGGTCGCGGTCACATCAAAGTCCACGCTCGCAAAGGTCGTAGTGTCGTAGGACGCGCCGGTGAGCGTCGCGTTCCTGACCAGAGCTATCTCGTACTCGCCGTTGGCGATCGGAAGCACGCGCACCTGCTTTGGCAAGATTACCGCGCCGAGTGAGTCAGACGCGAGCCGGATCGACACCAGCGGAACAAACGACGTCCCGATGCCGGTTAGCGTCGTGGCCCTTCTGGCCACGCGCTCGACGGAGGTCTGCTCATAGCCGCCCTCAGAAAGCACCGTCGAGCAGATCTGCTTCATGCTCGAGCTGCTCGCGGTCGCGGCCGTATTCTCGATCTCGATGCGCAGCGGAAGCGTCGCGGTCTGCATATAGACCGACGTCACCTCGTTGGCGTTGTCGAACGTGTGGGCCGTGATGTACTGGCCGTCGATAACGAACCCGACGCGCACCGACCCGACCCCAAGCCACTCAAAGTCCGCGAAAAGTATCTGCGCTTTTGTGGTGTCGAGCGTGATGCCGCTTGCGCCGCTCCCGTCCAACGGGTCGCCGTTCCATGAAGACTGGACCACCTTTCGGGTGTCGTCGACAGATCCGCCGGTGTAGGTGCGGATGATGAACGAGAGTTCCGTCCCGTTGCGCTGCAAAAATAGCCCGTTATTTGTGTCGAAGTACCCTACGCGCTGGCGCAGGTTCGCCTTCGCAGCGGCCATCACGAATGTCGAGAGTAACGACAGGCTCTTGCCAGGCTGGTACGGGAAGTACCGCTTTGTCTGGCGCACCACTTTGTCGCCGGAGGCCGTTGTCACGGCCAGGCTCACGGCCGACTCGTTTGGCAAAAAGGTAGAGGTGCCAGAGCCAGTCAGAGATGTATCGAACGCAGGGTCTGCCGCGTAACGATTCTGACTATCAAATAGCGTGAACGGCTGTGATACCCGCAACCGTCCAAACGCATCAAAGTTA